ACCATGTATGGAATATCAAAACCTTCACTGTTCCAGCCGCTCAAGATATCTGCGTCATCGATGATATCTAGAAAAGTGTTAAGTAGATCTTCTTCGCGTTCAAACAAGAAACAGTTATCATATTGATTGCAAATTTCTTGTGCCGTTTCCCATGAATAACTTTTAGGAGGAACGACCAACGTAACTAGTCGATCCATCCAATCTAGATATACACTTATTGCTGTAATTGGATTAAAAGGATCTTCGGGCTTACTAAAACCTCTTACCGGATCAAAGTCAACCTCAATGTCAAAAAATGCAGTATGTAGCCGAGGAGAGTTTGCCCCCAAATAGTTTTCTTCGAGACAACGGAATACTGGATTAATATCTGATTCCCAAAGACGTTTGTTGCTGTTAATACGAAGCTCTTTTTGAAATTCTTTATTTGATCTGGATGAAAACCTACTAACTGGAGTACCGTAAACAGTACGAAATTTACCACGCGGATCGTCGTAGTAGAATATGTAGTTGGCTGGATATTCTTTGTATACCCTCTCTCCTCCGACACGTTCCACGATATGGATACGATCTTGGCCGCGGTCATATAGTGCGTCAACATAACTCATAAATTGTAATTATATTATGAAAGCAATAATCTAACAAGGCCAATGGCATCAATGGCTGTTATAAGCAAATAATTTAAAAGCATACCAAAACTTTTCCTTGTCCAAGCAGCCCATGAATACAACAGACAACCAGTTATCCAAAAAGGATAAAGCCAATACAATGGCGGATTAGGCACAGTCAAGGCAAAGGTCAACGCACAGCCAACACTGCAACCCCAAGCTAATACTTCAATGAAAAATCTTAGACGATTACTTTGCCAATCATCTTGAATCCAATTGAAAATTTTGTATAAATGATCGTTCAAAGAGTTTTGCCTACTGTTTGAAGAATAGTATTTAATTCTTCATTATCGGCATTTTCTTCACCAAGTTTTGATTTGAATGCAGTGCGAATAGCTTTTTTAAGAATGGCAGGTTTAATTTCCATTTCTTCAGCAACTGCTTTAATAGTATCACTAAGTCCGGCATTTAGATCTTCGACCTCTTGCATAATGGTCATGCCTTCATTAATTATTTGCGTGAGTTTGGCCTTTTGTTCTGAAGAGAACATTCTTGAACTCATAGTATCTCCTAATAGGTTAAGTTAAATTATTATAAATGATTTTTTATTGAAACACAACATTATATTGCTCACTTTTATCCTCGGGGCACGACTCCTTTGGATAGCGCAGCAGCCGCGCCTTCACGGTCCTAAGGTGAAGACTTATTTTTTTGATTGGCAAGTACGTGTTCTTTGAACCGTACCATTTAGTAATTGTTCTTCACGCCATTCAGAGCAAACTTGTGTCTCTGTTTTTTCTGGTACAACTTTGTCCATAGCCCAATTTGCAGCCATCCAGCCCATTGCACTAAAAAATCCCCAGACTAAAATTTCTGCTATCATTTAGGTAATCTTTTTTTGATAATGTTGATAACTTGATCATTGAGAACGACTTCATAATGATTACACTCTAATTCAATTAGATCCATAATGTCTTCTCGCGATCGCTGACTATTAATTGTTACCACGCCATCATTGGGTGCAGAAATCCATGGTGCCGAACCGGTTGTTGTTACGATATTTAACCATGATTTGCTAAACTCAATTTGTCTGGCTTTTTTTAAAGCCCAAGAATTTGGACCAATATCTTTTAACAATCTGCTGTAAGGTAAAAAATATTTTGCCACATCAGCCGACTCTGCTCCACCATATGGAGTACTTAGTGTTACCGCGCCCAAGACTTGGTCGGTAAATTCGTGTGCCAGGTGTAAAGCATAGATACCACCTAAACTATGGCAAATAAAAAACATGTCCTTTTGAGCACTTAGTAGCTCTTTCATGTTTTCTAAATTTTTTTCAAAACCATTTCTGCTATCGTAGTTAATTAAAAGCTCTTTACCTTTAATTTGTTTTCTTATGTAATTAAAACTTTCGCTAGTTGCACTAGCACCGTGTATGTAAACTAATAACATTATATTTCTCTATATTCAGACCATAATTTGCTAAACTTGTGTTTAAAATCTGGCCAATAAGTGTTTTCCTGTGTTTCATGCCACTTGTAAATTTCAGTACAATCTTTACTGCTGTTTGAGATTTTACTCAAATTGTTAGCCATTTCTTGTAAAAAATTAATTTGTCTAGGTTGTGTATGATACGAAATTGAGTTTTCAAGTTCTCTTACTGCAATCAATTTAAATTTTTCAGGTAAATTTATTACTGATAAAATTGACGGATGATGTAATTCATTCCATCTAAGTGTTGGTAGATTATTTTGCTTAAAGTATTCATGTATTGTTGACAAATTTAAGGCATTGTAGATAGAATAAACTGCTGCGGTACCTATGCTATGTCCGGGTTTATCTGCTATTAGACTTTGCAAATATCTAATATTATTGATTTGATTATTCCAATCTGCTCCATGTCTTACATATTCGAATCTATCTTCGATGGTATCAAAACTTATATCCCATGCAACATTCTTTTTTGATAATAGCTTATGGAATATTTTATTATTTTCGAGAGGGACACTAAGGTTAGTAACAATGTTTATATGAACATTATCTGATATTACATCTAAAAGCAGGTTATTCTCTTTTTGTAACAACGGCTCTCCGCCTAACAAACCTAAATTTCTTAGTGTGTTTTTATTTTCTTCAATAAATTCTATAATATCATGAATAGTGTCTGAATAGTCTAATCTTTCAATTGGAATTTTTTTATATGCTGCCCATTGACTGCTTGCATCATGACTACAGTATGAGCAACTTAGGTTACAAGTAGTACTCCATCTGATATCCAAATTTTGTAAATAACTTTTCTGTATATTATCTATACCAATAGTTTGTCTGTCAGAAATGTCGTCATACCAATTTCTTTCACTAATACTTGACATTGATTCTTGACGATAGCAGTTATCGCAGTTGTTGGTGATTTTGTTATCAAGTAAATCTTTTTTAATTTGAATCAGTGTTTGTGAACTGTATACTTCTTTGATTGATTGCTTTCGCAAATCCGCTATATCAACTCCGCCACCGCAACAAGTTTTATATGAGCCTTGTGGATTTAAATGTATATTGGTCCAAGGGGCGTAGCAAAAGTTTTTGCCAATTTTTGGTGATAAATGAATCATTCAATCTATTTTAGGGTTGATCTTAACATCCAAGAATGTTTGGCGTGGGCATCTTGTCTACTAGCCAGAAAGTCACTTAAACCATGTAACCCTAATTCTTCAGCTGCTCTGAATACTATGCGAAACATCTCTTGCATTTTATTGCTGTCTTCAAGAAGTTCTACTAACATAGATTCAGCCGGTAGCACCTGTGTTTCGTCATCTATCATGCTTAAAGCACTGAATCTTGTAAATGACCCAGGTGTGTATGCACCAGACGCTCTAATTTCCTCAGCAAATTTATCTATATTACCATAAACTTCTTCGTAAATGGTTCCAAAAAGTTCATGATATTGTGGAAAATTAGATCCTTCTACATTCCAATGAAAATAGTGTGCCTTCAAATAAAAAGCAAATTCACTTGAAAACGCAATTTTAAGAGCTTTGTGTAACGATTCCATGCTTAAAATACCTATTATAAATACTAACAAAGTATTTATTCAATTACCATGTTAAACATCTGTAAATTCTATTTACTTAACCTACGAGGCTGTGAAAATCTTCTTTTTGACATTTATCGTTTTTATGAAATAAATCAAACTTTTCCAGACAAAGATTTTAGAATTCCTAATTTTGAATGCAAAATACTTAATATGAACCCAACAGCATCAATGCAAACATGCATAGATATTGTTAATAATGAAGTACAAGCATCAGAAATAGTATATGTGCAGTTATCATTGATTAATTGGTATTTAGATTTTAAAAACTACATTTTTCTCCATGCCAATGCAGTGTATGTTTTTGACTTTGAAATATTCAAAGCAGCTAAAAAAGAAAAAAAAATTATAGTTTCAAAAACATGGATGAATCAGGAACATGAACATTACGAAACTATATTCTATAATAATCGTGATTTTATTCAAGATAATGTTTTACTAAACATTATTTTCATACCAGAAATGAGTGACTATCGTAAAATTAAAACTTTCTTTCCTGCAATTGATTTACCTAATACAATATTCATTGGCCAAACAACTTTTTTTAAAAATGCCACAAACATTAAATTGCAATGGTGGCTAATAGAAACCGCGCACATTAATATCCAAAGTTGGGTATTAAATCGACAACTAAATTTGTTAAACTACAATGTAAAAAAACCATTGTTTTTTGATTGTTTATTTGGTAAACCTAAACAACATAGAACAAGTTTTTATCAAAAAATGCAAAAAAATAAGTTGTTGGAATACTGTTTAGTAACTGTTCATAACTGGCCAAAGGAATATATGTTAATAAAAGAGAATACATTTTCGATTCCTCAGAAATTCCTAGAAGTAGTAAAAAAAGATAATCCAGAGTTAAAATTTACACAGGACAAAACAAATGCCAGTAGAATAATTGTAGATAATCTACCAGACACAACATGTAAATTTATGTTAGGTAATATTTATCTATCACTGAGTCAATTTATTGATCTAGATTTTTATAATCAAACTGCATATTCGATTGTTTTTGAAACACATTTTTTTGAAAATTTTATAACTGAAAATGAAACGTATTTTATGACCGAAAAAATTGCTAAACCTATTTTAGCTAAAAGAATGTTTTTAGTTGTAGGTGTAGCAAACTATTTAGAAAAGTTAAGAAATCTAGGCTTTAAAACATTTGATACTGTAATTGACGAATCATATGACAAAGTTACCGATCTAGATCAAAGACAAGAATTGATAATTCAAGAAATGAAAAAACTTGTTAAAATTGATCAGGAAGTGATTTTACAAAAAATTGAACCAATTGTGCAACACAATTTTTATCATCTAATGAAACTTTATTACGACGATAACCTAAATTTCTTATTAAAACAATTTTTTTAATTTTTTATCTACCTTGCCCTCTATTGGCTTTGTAGCTGCGTTTGTAACTTTTGTTCATTGAGCTAGTTTTTGGTCTAAGACCTCCAATGTGAGTGCGCTTAACAACATGATCAATTGCTGGTTTGCCGGTTGCGGAACCTTTTGCTTTTGCCATTTTTATTCTCCCTTTGATTTTTCATACATCACTGTATCAGTGTCACCCAAACGCCATTTGGGATTTTGTTCTACAACATATTTTCGAGTACAAACTCGAAAGTCAGGAAACTTCATATTACTAGGATTGCTTGCTGCATCAAAAAATAAACAACGATTATTAGGTTGTGCGGCATACTGTCCATTGTCTAGTTCAATGAAGTTAAAACTCTTATGATCTTCAGGCCATTCACTGTATCCGGTGTCTATAGTATTTTGATCTGAATGTGCGTTATCTACGGTAAAAAGGTAATTGCCAGAATACATTTGCTTGTCTTTGGCATAGAACTTGCAACTGAGATTTTTTAGAAATGCTTTTTGTATAACAGCAACGTCATAATCAAAACAGTCCCATATTTGTAATGAATCTAAAGGTAAAAAATTTGATATGTCAAGATTCTCTGTGCGTGACACAAACGCATGTAAAGGTAGTTTGTCATAAAGTGCGCCATAGTTCGGTAAGTATGCCTCTATTCTAAATGCTTGTCCACGAATGCTTTTGATCGTAATCCAAATGCAAGGTTCATATTCACCATGACCTCGTTCAAAATCGTAAAGAAATTCGCGCCTGATGTAAGAATGTATGGGCGGTATGTTAGCTACGAGAAATGACATTGATTGAACACATTATTGTTGATCTTTATCTTGCTGCATTCTTCTAATTATACTATGATTTTGTCTTGACGGGTCAATATAATTTTTTATTTCCTGCTCTGCAGATTGTGCAGGGTTCTGTATCAATCTGTTCACAGTTAAAACTTTACCAAGAAAACCCAAGCCTTTTTGTAACGCATTAGGTTCCTGTTGTTTTTCTGGAGGTGGTTGTAGTTCAGGTATGCCTTGTTCTTTCATACCGCGAGTCTTGGTTGCTACATTCTTGGCCGGTCCGCGGCGCTCGGGATTGGGGTCTTCTCTGCGTTTCTTTGCTGCGGAGCTAGCACGACCTTTTTTGCCTAGAGCGTGTGCTTTACTTGCTGGTAAACATTTTGGTTTACCTTCGCCAGAATCTCTACCGCCGCACTCGCCTCTGATCTTTCCGTCTGGGCCAAATCTAACCCATTTTTCTCTAAACCATTTTTTCAGATCTTCTTCTAGTTCTTGTTCGCTCATCTTGACACAGTTAGGTACCTGGCGGTCGCCTTTTTTCTTCATACCACGTTGTTGATAGCCCTGCCAACAAGCTTCTAAGAGTTCTCTATGTTTCATTTACTTTTGTTGCCCCAATTCTTTGCGCCTTTTTTACGGCAGCGTACTAGCGCACCTGATGCATAGGCACTTGGCCATACTTTATAACGACTCTTTACTTTGTGATAACAAGCATCCTGTTTCTCTGCTAGGATTTTGTCTTCGTAAGCAGCGCCACCACACTCAGGACAGGTCATTCTCTTTTCCGTTATAACTTCATAACCGGCACGACCAAGTTCTTCAATATACTGTTCACGATCTTCGTTGGTTACTTTATACTTTTGTTTGATTTCTTTTTGTTTAGCATAACGCTCTTGATCAGGGAGATCATAACTTGCCTTTAATTCTTTATAGTAGTCAGGATCAGGAAGTCCAGACTTCTTACGCAATTCTTGATGACGTTTGTATAGTTTATCTTGTGCAGAACCTTCGTCTACTTCACTACGCTTTATTGCATCATAGTCGTCACTGAATCTAGGCAGTTTACGACCAGCTGATCGTTCTGAATGCGGCCGATCAAAATCTACAGCATGTGGAATATCACTGCCGCCACTTAGCGATTCAGCTCCTGTTGGACGGCCACGCTTTCTTCTTGGACTACCATATGTACCAGTTTTTATTCCGCTGCCACCTCTAGGTTGTGGACCGTACTTGTCTTTCATAAACCGATCAAGATCATCAAAGCCTTCCGCCACACCTTTGTCATTGTTTTTTTGCCAATCAGGATGTGTTTTAATACCATTCGATACCAATGCTGCTAAGAATTGGTTTACAAAAGCATCTGCCCGGGCCGAATCCTCTGGCGACATTGGTGGTCTTGGCGGAGGAGTATAATTGGGCTCATCGCCTAATGTTCGTATTGCTTTTAGTGCCGCTGAGGCTTGAACATCTATGTTTTCTTCGGCATGATTCATGAGAAGGTTATAAGTTTGTTGTAATACAGGATCCCTACTTCTTTTTACACGACCGTAAACATCTTGCAGATTAATTATATGATCAGTCATATTCCAACCATCCAGGGCATTGTAATAGATGTTTAAATATTCGCCCATCAACTCTGTTCTTAATGCTTCTATATTTCCTCTGCCTTCTGCCACACCTTGTTCTTTTTTCTTGTCAAGAGCTGCTGTACGAAGCCTTTGATAATGAGCAATTGCTCGTCGTCTTTCGGGACTCTTAGGCTCAGTCTTCATTACGGCATCGTATGCTTGCTTAATTTCTGGGCTAGTTACACCTTCTGATACATCCTTCTTAACCCGAGCAACGCCAACCCGTTGGTCTTTAGGCTCAATAGGCTGTCGGCCTTTTTCTTGTTCTTTACGCTTTTGTGCAGCAAGATCTGCCACACTACCTTTTCTAGGCTTTTTAGCACCATAACTGAATGGGCCTGCTTCATCAACTGTTTTATCTTTGATTGGTTTTGGTTGAGGCGCTCTTGGGATTTCAGGGATATCAAACCCGCCTTCGTTTAATGTTTTCTTAAAGATATCATTTATAAACATGTTACATTGCCTGTTGTCTAAGTGCTGCAATCTGCGCAGACAGATCTTCTATTTGTTTTTTAACGCCTATTTTTTGTGCTGACATTTGTTGCAAGCTCATTGCTTTTTCTACAGGATTGGCACCTTGCGGAAATTGTTTGTTCATATCTGCCAGTTGTGCTCGCGTTCCTTGCAATTGTGCAACCAATCCTGATATTTGACCGCGAGTTTGATCTTTTACAGCTTTATCCTGCTGACCTTTGGCAAATACCTCGGCAGGGTTCGTGGCAGTGTCGTTACCAATCCCAGAGCCGGGTGCTCCGTACTCCATAAATTGTTTTCTAAGAACAGATTCAATATCTTCTTCAACACTTTCAGCAGCACCATCACCTACCATGCGGCTGCGTGATTTCTTGGCACTATCTTTTCCTTTCCAATACCCCGGCCAACTTGGACCTGACGGTTTACGCTCGGCAGCGGCCATTTGATCCATTTTTTCTAGAAGCACTTTGATGTTACTCATTAGTAAACACCTTTGCCTACTTCAACACGCTTTGGCTTATGAGCATTGCCTAGTTTTTTTGGCACACCTGATGTTTTTTTATGACCGGGCCCGCTCAATGATGTAGCGATGCCGCCTGAACTTGATCCACCGCCGGTCGCTGTCTCCTTTAATTTTTTATTTTTCTCATTCAATGAGCTGCCAATTTCTTGTGAACTAGGAACTCTACCTGCAAAGCTGTGAGTCTTGTTTTGAGGATTAGTAATACTTACAACTTGGTTGCCACCTTGTTGAACATCTTTGCCTGCGCCTCCAAAACCAATACCTTGTGCCATATCTACTGTATTCGGGCCGACTCTAGCCATTGCAGTTTTTACTGTGCTTTGATCTCTTCGAGGTGTAGTTGAAGCTGCCATATCACCTGTATATACAGTGGTAGTTTTTTCACCTGTGTCTAAATTAGTTCGTTGAGACAGGCCGCCAAGATCTGGTGCTGAATATTCTCTTGCTTTACCAGATTTATCATATGTAAATTTGCCAAATGCTCCAGCATATGATCTTGTACCATCGGGATTAGAATAGACTCTTTCGCCTTGATTAAGTTCTCCGTCTGTTGGAGGAAGAGCAGGAATTTGAGGTATTGCTGAAGATTGTTCTTTAACTTTTTTAGAAATTAGTTCATTCAACGCATAGTCAGCAGCGGCCTCAGCAAACGGCATCATTTCTGATTCTTGACTTACTTGTTCGTACTTTAGATAATCTTGAACACTTTCTAAATACTCACTTGCCACTGCAATCTTGGTTTGAACCCATCCTTCTAGTCCTTCCATTTCGCTAACATTTTTAAGCATTTTGTGGATTTGAATAGCTGCTTGTGCTGCACTATACAATTGACTACGGGCCATTTGCACTTCATGATCACGATGCATGTCATCGGCTTCCTGTGCAATGATGCTGTTTTCTACGATAAATTCTGTTGGTTTCATTTGTGTTTCCTAATTTAATATATTTATTTTAACGTAATAGATTATCAATTGTAAAATTCCATAACAACTCGTTGGGTGTCATACTAAGATTATTTGCTGCAATAGGTTGGTCATCAACGTGGAAATTTTTTAACTCAAATCTGCTGTTGTGGCTTAAATTTACCAATTTTAGATAATGTGTTCCATCGTCAAGATTGCAAAGTATATGTTCTAGGATGTAAAACTGATATGATTGATATCCAAAAGTTCTTTCAGTCAACAAATCATCATCAACATATATTCTATAAACTGGCGCAGTATCATTCCAATGAGCATGGACTGCTACTTGCAGTTTATGCTCCATTATTTTTTCCTGCCTTGACAATGGGCTCTTTGACTGAATCCTCGTGGGCTATTACAATTAATTGACCGCTTGTATTTGGCACTCCATTTTTCTTTTAGTGTAGCAATTTGTTCTTGTAACTGTTCTACACTGTCAGCCAAATGCATTTTCTTCAATTGGCGGCCTACTTCTCCGGGGCGGATATCTTTGGTCAAACTCATCATGTAACGAGGATCTTTTTCTTGTCCTTTTTTGGCGATTACACCAACACCTGCTGCTTCTTCATTTACTGTTTGTGGTATTTTGTCTAAGATGCGTCCTAGTTCAGGATCATCTCTGCCGAACATTTGTAGTAGATATTCTGTTCTGCCTTTGGAATTATCTCTAACAGCGTTCCATGCTGCCCTGGCAGGCGTTCCATGACTTACGTCTACTGGTTTGCCGTTTATATTAATAATTTTTTGTCGCTCATCTGCTATTATTACATACCCGTGCTTGTCAGCAGTTAAACATTTATCTAAACTTTCAAAAGTTTTAAAATACCCAGGACTTCCATCTTTTTTTAGGCTATCGGGGCGTAATCGGTCTCGATCAGGAGCACCCACTGCTGCTACAAAAATTGTGTTAGCTGGATTGAACTGAGGTTCTGGTAGTTTGTAAGGATTTGTTACTTCAATGATGCGGTCACTGGGCACACCAGCTGCATTCATGAATACAGTTTTTTCAGAAAAGTTAAAAGGACTTTTAGGAAGTTCTACTTTATTGCTAGTAGCAATGTACACATTGTCTCGACCAAACTTTGCTTGAAGACTACGGAATACATCATTGTGTCCAAGATGGAAAGGTTGAAAACGGCCCGGATAAAGTACTACCAACTGCGGGCCGGCTTCTGCTACATAGGATTCAAATAAATCAGTAATAAACATGAAAATTCCATAATATTACTGTATTTAGTTTAAATGTTTTCTAGTAACCAAATGTAAAAAGGACTTGTAAAACTAATACTCCAGTCGCCATTCCAACCAAGATTTACGCAGCTTTTTATAGAATCTTCTAATTTGATTCCCAATTTTTTTTGTTCCGATACGAAACTTAAAGAGTACTTTGGACGGTAATCACTGTGTGTCCATAGCATTTGTCTAAGATTTATTTCATCAACCTCGATACTCTCAACGTTTAATATTATATCCTGAATTATGTTACCATCGGCATCTTTAACCGTATCAGAATCTGCTTTGTTTTTAAGTCGAATTGTAATTGAACTTTCGCCTTCATCAACTTCGGCATCAAATGTGAAGTATTCTATTTCATTAGGTTGTTTTGTTAAAAATCCAGACACATATTCGGTATCGCCTACATGAATTGAAAATTCTGGTTCTTTTGAAACGGAAGATCGACTTAAACCTATTTTAAAATTGAGAGTTTCTGTAGTCATATTATATTTTAAGCAGGAGTTTTTTGTGCCATTTTAATAGCATCTTGAAGTGCAGCAGGCCCTGCATCAATTTGTGGCGCATCGCCAGTTGGACCAAATTGTGGCATCTTGCTTAGATCTCCGACAAATTCATAGTGTCCAATATGGTTTAATAATACTTTACCATGTGCCCAAATTTCTCCACCCAAAGCGCTCCATCTACGACAAAACAACCAATCCTCAGATAAGTAATGGCCTTTTTCGTCAATTTCTACATCAAAGATGCTGTACATAGTTGGTTCGTATTGTTTGCCTAAGCCTACATCATCGACATACTTGGTTTCAGGATGTGCAGCACAAAGCTTTTCGTACACATGGCGTTTGAACAGCAAGAAACCTGTGCCCATGGTGTCTACAGTAAAGATATCACCTTGAACTTTGGTTTCACGCTTAAGATTAATCACATAGTTTACGGGCAAAGCTTTTTTAGGATATAGGCCACCTATTACATCTTTGTCACAGGCCATCATCTGTAATATTGATTCTGGCTGAAAACGAATATCGGCATCAATAAACATAAAATGTGTTGCACTTTGATTGGTCATCATTTTGGCCATTAAGTTGTTTCTAGCTCTTGTTACTAAACTTTCATTAACCATTGTGTCTAATGACCAATTCAAACCAACTTGTTGAGCCATTAAAATAAAACGCAGCAAAGATGTCATTGTAGGTTCACTGACATTACCACCATAACAAGGCATACCAATATGTAAATGACATTTGGTAAAATCAAAAGGCACACCTTGTTGCTGTGGTGCTGACTGTTGTTTGGCTGCTGCCGCTTTAATCAAAGACACAGCATCTTGTGGATTAGGTTGAGATGCTGATCTTTTGGCTGCTGCTTCTTTAATTGCTGCAACTGCACTTGCCTGCGTAGAGGCTTTATCTCCAATAATTTTTTTGGTCATTGATTTCTCTCTTAAATTTTGATTAGGCTTTACTTACTTCGACTACAACGCCGCTGCCAAATAACTCTTCGGCCACTGATCCTAGTGCTGCAATGATTTCTGTGTTTGCAAGATCGGGAGCATCTGCTGCATCGCTGTCTTTAACTAATTTACTAATGGTTATTACTATTACTTCCTCGTGTATTTTTGCCATACTAGCAATCCTTGAATAATATATCTATTTATTATCCAAGCATACCAGCTCTGAAACTTCTCTAATTAAATCTGGATGAATTAATGTAAGAAAAGTTGCCACATGTTTATCGTTGGTGTAAAAATTAGCTCCCCAAATCCAATTGTGTTCTTTTTCTAAATTGGCTCTAGAATGATCCGAAATTCTTATTAAATCACCAAGACTATCTAAATATGCTAGTACTTGATGTCTTACACCTACATCAAATTGTTTTTCTCGTAGCCAGATTCTCCACTTGTATTTTGGAGGATTTTTTACTAAAACTACATGTTTGTCAAGAATGGCTTTTATTTTTTCATCAGCAGGACCTGTGATAGATGACAGATTATCTCTATATCCTGGATCCATAGACTTAGCCACTGATTGTAGTACCAGTTCATCTGTAGCATATACTGAAACTTTTGGTTCTTCGGTTCTTATCTTAACATCAGGATATTCATAATACAAATCCTTTAAGCTATACAAAAAACCAATGTCTGCATGTTGTAGGTATTCTGCCAGTTGTTTATTCCACCAAGACCCTTGCCGTCTATAATCTCTTACCCAATTGCGCCTACGATCTATGTCATCCCTAACATCGTCGCAACGAATACTTTTACAACCGGGTGCGTATATATCTAGTCTAAAATAATATTGATTATAAAATTGTTTAGTTGATTCTTTAATGTCAATATTGGGCGACTGGTGCTTCCAAAACGATGTATCCATTTTCGTCTATTCTATGTTGAAAGTTAGATGTTTCTACTGATTGAAAAATAAAATTGTTATCTGCAAAATCAATTATGATTGTTGTGCCTTGCATTAAATTGTCAAATAATATTTTTTTACTGAGAGGTACTTTAATAACCTCGTTAATTTTTCTTTGTAAAGGTCTGGCACCCATTTTTGAATCAAACCCAGTTGCAATTAATTCATCAACTGCTTTTTCTGTAAGCCGTACACGCATCTGTTTTTCTTGCAGCAAGTCATTCAATTCAGAAATAAATTTGTTTACAATTTTTCTTATGCTTAAGTGATTCAATTTATTAAACTTAATTACGCCGTCTAATCTATTTCTAAATTCAGGTTTAAAAAAGTCCTTGACTGCTCGATCATCTTCGCCTTCTTTGTCTAGACTTGTAGTAAATCCAATTGTATTTCGTTCGTTATCTGCTGCTCCAAGATTAGATGTTAATATAATTATTGCGTTTCTACAATCTGCTTTTTTACCATTGCTGCTAGTAACTGTGCCTTCATCCATCATTTGAAGTAAAATATTACTTACATCTGGATGAGCCTTTTCTATTTCATCCATTAATATCAAACAGTTTGGATTTTTTTCTATATCAGAAATAAGTAAACCACCTCCAAGATTACCATCCTCATAGCCTACATAACCAGGAGGAGCACCAATTAATTTTGCCACTGTATGTCTTTCTTGATATTCACTCATATCATATCTAAGTAATTTCATGCCAAGATATTCAGAAAGCAGTTTTGCCAATTCGGTCTTACCTGTACCAGTTGGGCCAAGAAACAAAAAATTGCCAATTGGTTTATTCAATGTTTTTAATCCTGCTTTGCTTACATATATTTTTTCTAATACATTATCAACTGCATTGTCTTGACCATACAGTCTATCTTTAATTTTTTCCTCTAATGTTGCTATGCCATTACTGTTTTGTTGTTCTCCCAATTGGTCAACAGGTATTTGAGTAATTTTACTTATAGAGGTAATTATGTCACTACGTGTAACAGTCCAAATAGTGCTGCGTATTTTATTTTTAGCACAACATGCATCAATTAAATCTATAGCTTTGTCAGGCAATTTTTTATCTGTTTGATATCTGACAGATAGGTCAACTGCTGCCTCAATAGCTTCATCTAGTACCTTACCACCATGAAATTTTTCAAATGCGAATCTTAATCCATACAATATTTCTTTTGCTATTTCTGGCCTAGGTTCATCTATAGTAACTCGCTGAAATCTGCGCATCAAAGCACGATCTTTTTCAAAACTTTGTGTATATTCTTCCCAAGTGGTGCTCGCAATAACTTTAATTTTGCCTTTACTTAATGCAGGTTTAATCATATTAGAAAAATCAACACTACTCTGACTACCAGCACCTGCTCCGCGCATTTGATGTGCTTCATCAATGAACAATATTGTTTTTGATTTTACATTCAGTGCTTGAATTATTTCCTGTATTTTTTCTTCAAAATCTCCGCGGTATTTACTGCCTGCTAGTAGAGTGCCAATATCTAAATTGTACACAGTGTAATCATGTAAATATTCAGGAACAGTTTTTGTTACAATTGATAAAGCTAGTCCTTCTGCAATCGCAGTTTTTCCTACCCCGGGATCGCCTACCATTAATACATTAGATTTATTTCTTCTTGCTAGAATTTCAATTATGTCGGTTGTTTCTTGAGTTCTGCCAATGACAGGATCTATTTTTCCTTCTTCGGCCAGTTTATTAAGATTAGTGCAATAGTGTTCTAAAACTTTATCGGCTCTATTGGTATTGCTCATTATTTTTTTAGCATCAGATTTATAACTTTTATTATAAATTTCAACTAGTTTTGCTCTATCAAGCCCGTACTTAATCATAAAATAATGAGCATAACTATTAGATTCGGCATGAATACTTAGAAACAAATCCATTAATTCTATATGGGTTCTAGAACTAAAAAGAACTTGTGTGAACGCTCTATTAAATGTTCTTTCTAGACTATGTGTTTTTTTAGGTTCATTGGATTCTACAATAAGATTGGTAGCCTGTAACAGATAAGCTTCGAGGTCGTTTTCTAATCCCTCTGTATCAGCACCAAACTCATTTAATAAATCTTTAAATGGCTCGTATCTTACCATTGATAAAAATACATGTTCTAAAGTAACATACTCGTGACTTAATTGTTTTGCCAAAGCGGTTGCCTCTAAAACAATATGATCAATTTCTGGATTAGTCTGCAGCATAAAAATTATTTAGTGAATGTTGAAAAGTTGTTTTAATGTAGTCTGTTGATAATCGGAGATGTCTTTAGGCACAAGAATTTTAATTACCGCAATTAAGGAACCTCGTATGTTTTGATCCATGACATATAATCCTTGATTAGGAATACGCAAACGAGTATCATGTTGTGTACCAGGAGGTATACTTAATTCAAAAATTTTATCATCTAAACCTTTAATTGCATACGTGCAACCTATCATTGCTTGAATGCAATCTATTTCTATATTTTTAATTAAATCTAAATTATCAATTCCAAACTCTAAATTTGATTCTATATTAATTTTAATATAAAGATCTCCTCTCGGCAATGAGTTAAAAAAGTTATCGCCTAGGCCTGTATATTTTATTGTAGAACTTGGCCTGACTCCTCTAGGAATTCTTACCTCTACTGGAAACATTTCACCGTTGCTGGTTTTGATATTAATTATTTTTATTTGTTCATTTAAAGTGCTAGCTAAACTAACAACTATTTCAATTTGCAAATCTTTATTACGTCTAGGTTGTCTAAAGACATTAAATGGATCTGCGTTATTTGCAAAACCAGGACCAAACGCAAATCCAAAGTTACGTAACATGTCTTCCATTTCCGGAGGCATACCACTGCCCATGTCTTGCCCGTTCACAGTAAATCTAAAACCGCCCATACCTCGACGTTCTGCATCATATTGTGCCCGGCGATTATTATCTATTAGTATTTCGTATGCAGATTGAATTTGTTGAAACTTTGTTGTATCACCGCCTTTGTCAGGATGATGTTGATTGGCCAGTTTACGATAGGCCTTTTTAATTTCATCCAGACTGGCAGATTCTGAAATACCTAAGGTGTCGTAATGAGTCATAGTACAATTATATACCTTTTCAAACAGTTTGTCAAACAAAAAAAGCCCAGTAATACTGGGCTTTGGTATCTAAATAAGTGTTAATTATTTCTTACCGTCTTTTTTTGCATCTTCAATTTTAGTACCTTCTAACTTCTTGTGTACTTTAATTGTCTTGCAAACTTCTTTTTCTTTGTTGGTTTTGTTATCAAATTCTTTGACACAAACTCGTTTCTCCTCTGCTGCAAATGCCACTGGCATTAAGGCTACTAATACAATTGCAAATAGTTTTTTCATTTTGTTGTTCCTTTTTTAGTAAATTTTTCTGATGCTGTAAAACCTAAACCGCCTAATACTATGTACATCATTGCGTCAAATGTTTGCGGACTTACTTTTTTTTCAAAAAATAATTCTGCTATAAAACCAATCGCTACTAGTATAAAAGCTAAAAAAGTAATTACTCGTTTACTACTAGGATTGGTTTCGCTTTCTCCCGAAAGCATTTTGACTAAAAACAACATTATCGTTCCGGATGATCAGGTTGAACAGGTGCTTCCTTCCCGCCGAATCCTGCGCCCACACTAGGTGTAAAGCTACTTAATGCCATATCTGCCAAAGACGACATTGAACTGCTGCCTAGTGAACCTAGTGGATCTAATGTTGGCTCAATCCTAGAAAACCCAGGTGTTGATCCACTAAATCCGCCCGATGGCGCAGGCGGTGGCGGAGGTGGAGTATAAGGTTTGTTAGCAGCATCTAGTGCCTTGGCTCGTAATTCTTTATCATCCCCGGCTAACATAATACCACTAAGTGTACCAGTCAAGAATGTGGCAATAGGAATAATAAGTTCAAAAAACTTGTTATCCACTGGACTCATACCATTCATTGGCTGAGTTACAAAAATTAAACTATATAATACCACAAATACAATACCAAATAGTGTAAGGCCTAAAACGATGCCAATGAAGAATTTTAGTCTTACATTGAGTTCTTCGGTTGTGTATCTTGGGCCTTCCCAAATATCTTTAATCATTTACATTCTCCTTTTCTTGGTGCGGGTGCAACTGGTGCAAAGTTATTACCAGTTTGTCCACCTGTTTTGTCTTTTTCATATGGTGTTAAATCTTCTGGGCAAGTGCCGTTTGCACTACAAAATGGTTTTTTACATTCTTTGGTTTCCCAGTTATCAGGGTCTTGACAGGGATATCTATATCTTTCCTCGCAAGCTACCAATAAAGGAAGTGCTAGTAGTAAGAATAGATATTTCATCAATGAACTCCTAGAACATGCAGGGCATGATTGTAATGCTTGATACGATCATCTAGACCGATAAAACCACCATTAATTTTTCTAGTCATTGTTTTGATGTCACCTTTGTCGGCTTCATTGTTCAACTTGTTAGTTTCCCAGAACCAACATGCTGATTGTGCTGCACCTTCGAAGGTTTGTGTGTATTCGGCTGCTTCTTCTGCACTAATTTCCAACGAAGCCGCAAACCAGGTATAGTTTGTTTTACCAGTCAATTGAATTAGTCCGCGACCACGATAACGATATCCATCTCCACTGGCCTCGTCGCCATTGCCCATACGATTAGCATAAATTCTATTTGCAATTTTTTCTGGTTTCTTTTCGTAAGCCTTGGCAGTTGCTATGTCTTTGAAATACTTGCCAAATATTTTCATAAGGCTTTCTGCTTTATAATTTAAGTTTTCAGTTAGAAAAACAAAATTACCACTCTCATGAGCGCACTGTGCCATAAAGGCAGCAATTCTTTGAGGTGTGTTAATTTCATAATCTGGTAACAATTGACTCAAGGCACGATGCCAGTGGTCAATGTAGGGATTTTTTGGTAGAAGTTCTTTTAGCTGCTCTTTAGTTAGTTCCATTTGGTTAGTCCTTTTTAGTTATGTTTGCCGCCGCATTTGGGGCAAGCTTCTTGCTCTTGTGTCATTTTATTTCCTCAAATATTTTTTTCTGTTTGGTATACCACGTATTCCATTCTTCTACTTTAATTGCACATTCATAATATAGTGTATAATTCTCAACTACCTTGGTATGTAAATCAACAATTGAAACTTGCTCACCTTCTATTTTTTGTAGTGCCGGACAAGGTTCGGTTAAAGACTTTGGCGCAGCTGGAAATTTGGCAACTACAGGGACAGTTGTTGAACAACCCACTAAAAATAAAGGTACTAATAAAACTAAAGTTTTCATTTTGGATCTGCTGCCTTATTATGTTCTTCTACAATTATTCTAGGTACAGGACAGTTCTTGAGTGCGTCTTGTAGTTCTTTTTGTTTGGCCAAGAACACTTGTTTTTCTTGTTCACTCATATCTTTAACAATTTCAACAGTTTTTCCTTCGACTAATCTATGGATATACTCTACTTGTTTGCGACCTTTGTCACGCACCGCTTTTGTTTTTTCTACTACTCGCTGCTCTATCTCTGCATTGGCCTGCTGTGATTTGGCTTCGGCTAGCTTTACTTTAGCTTCCATCTCTTCGACTCTGGCACGCCACTGCATTTCCGTAGAATACCCGCCGTACCAATAAATGCCGCAACAGAAAACTATAAATGAAACAATTTTGACTGCAAGTTTATCAAGTAAAAAACCCACTATAAGTCCTGCTAATCCAAAGAATAGCATCGCGTAAGTTATAAAAAGAATCAGTGAATCAGGAAGTAAATGTAAAAGCCACATAATATACTGTTAGTTGAACTAACAGTATTTATGCTATTTTGGTTAAAGAATGCCAGCTAGGCTTCTTATGGTTTGAGTATGGTCGTTTATAGGTGCACAAGTAGTTACTGCCACGCCTGCTGCTGTACGCATTTCGTCTAACCCTTTTTTACCATATTGTGCTTGATACGATGCTGGAGTCAAAGGAACATTATTTTTAATGTTGTCCACGGTTAAATCTAGTTTGTTAGGTTTAGATCTAATTTGTATTGACCATTCCTCTGTTACTTGACTAGTCAAGTTCATTATGTCGTTCATCATTGCGATAACGTTTTCTGCCACACTAGGATCACGATCACATTCAACAAAAACTAAAAAATCGCCATCGTCCAATTCACCTGCACTAACATCTGCATCTAGAACCCACTCATAGCCTTTTTCTATAAAATTAACTAAATCTTCGGCTGGCTCACGACCGCTTACTTTAAAACTAAAAACTACGATATCTTCATCTTTGCCCATTTTACTTTTATACTCGTCTATGTGCAATTCTGGTGTTATTAGTCTAGCTAGATCGTTTTGTTCTAGTCCTTCATTTATATTATGCTGCATTTGGCATTCCTTGCGCTGCTGCGTTGGGTGATTCTGCATCAGTCTGATATTCCTTTTGATCAAGTCCTTCTTCATAACTTGATTCAATATCTTCAACATCTACTGTACCTGACTCCAGTTCCAAACTGCCCTGATTAATTTCTTGCATGAGTTTTTTTGGCATTACAATTTCAACCAACCAAACTGGCGCTCTAGCTAATTTAGGTACTTTTGTGCCGGGTTTAAAGTCTTTTTGATCTTTAACTTTAATAGGATACTCTAGTATGTCTTTTTTGTACTTGATTTCACAGCCATAATCTAGCAGGCGTTCGCCTCCTCTAGGATCTGGCATTTTTTTGTAAGGCCACATGAATGTACAAACAACAAAATATTTTTCGTATTTTGGCCCTTGTACAAGTTCACCACGCTTCCAATTTTGAAATGCATATACGTCAAGTTCATCTATAACACGTTCAAAATCCAGCAATGTATTAACAGCACTGTCTGTCATTGAAATTTCTTTTATGTTTTCTAAAACGTCGTTTATATCTGTGGCCATAGTAAATCCAATATTAGTTATTTATCGAACAATTGTTCAATTTCTTCTGGAATCCAGGGTGCATCCATCCTTTCTGGGTGCCAAACTATGCCAGCCATTTTGTTATCAATCCAGGACTCGCAATTGCCTTGATCATCATAAGCTAAAATTGTTGCATGTTTATGGGTGGTTTTTATTGTTTGTGTATGATAACTGTTTACTTGTAATATTTCGCCAAAATAGTTTATTTCATGGTTGACACCGCTATGCCCATCAATATCTACTATATTTCCTCCCAGTATATCTGTTAATAAAAAAGCTCCGTGACAAATGCCAATAATAGGTTTTTGACGTTTCATAAAAGTCAATGCTGTTCTTATCTCTGTTATTCTGCGTTCAGTGCTGTCATCGCCGCCTGTGATAATGTAAGCATCTAGCTCGTCTGCTAAAGCTTCAAAATTTTGTTTTGGCCTGTTCGCAATAGGAAAAAGCGTATGCGCCTTTAAGTATGAATACCATCCATGCTCTAATGCGTCATACGCTCTGTTTTTGTGTAACAGGACTCGTTGACTTAGTCCTATCTTCAAATTACCAGCCGTAAGCGTCTGCTACTAATTGCTTTCCGTCTTCTGCTGCTGTAGTGTTGCGGCAGCTGATTTCATACAAATCTCGACGCATTTGTGCAACTAATAACGAAATACGCTGTTGTTCTTCTTTGGAAGTAACTAGTTTTTCTAATGCCCTAGCACCTATCTTGCTGTGGAAGCCTTCGTCCTTGGCAATTTTAGCGTATGCTTTGCTAATGAATTCGTCTTCGATGCAGTCGGCCATTTGATTCCATACAGCTTCTGCTCGCCCTTCAGCTACCAATTGATAAGCAGCTAAAGCAGCAGCATCATCTTGTGCGCCATACTTGGCCAATAGTCCGGCACCTTTAGCAGTTGGCTTAGCTGCTTCACGAGCAATAGCAGCTTCGACGTCAACTGGGGAGCCTTGAATATGCTCAATGACTTCTTTAACTAAGCGGAAGTGTACGGCTTCATCATGTGCTTGTTGGGTAAGCAGTTGTAGCTCAACTGGATCTGCGTCTGCTGGCATGTTAGCAATAGCTTGGCTAATCTCTACCATATTCATGCGCTCGTTAACCATGCGTCCGATAAAATGTTCAACAAGCTCTTCTTGTGTTGGCTTGCTGTCAAAATAAGCCTTTACATTATGTTGGCTGGCACGGAAAAGTGCTTGATTATCGTCAACGATTTTTTGTACAAATTGTTTTGCGTTCATGTGGAACTCCTTGTATATACCTTAATATTTATGTGTTATTTTAAACCGCGAGCTTCTTTAGACCGTATGCCTGACCAAACTTCCTGGTCCAACCAGTATTTCTCAACATACTTAATGTACTTATGGTTAGCGTCTTTATCTATAAATTGATTGATTTTTTCACTGTCTAACTCAACCGGAAAATCAAGTATTTTAGATATCCATTTCAAGTAATGTTGTTTATGCAGGAAAAATGCTTCATGATCTAAAAAATGTACCGGAAATTTAGAAGTCAATAATGTATTATAATAGTAGTTTTGAGCTATAGGTGTTGTAACTTCGCCACGCACACGCCGTTGTTGTTCTGCATTGATATTCTGATCTCTCACGATTATTGCGATCTGTACATCAACACCCAATACACTGGCATGTTCTGCAACTTCTAAAATTTTTGGCACATAGCGAACTCCGTCGTACATAAACGGACAACTGACATTGGCCAAATGATATTTATACCCATAAAATTTAGCTCGGGTAAGCGACTCAGGATTGATCCAAAAATCAGCAAACGGTTCCAAATCACTTGGAACCCAATACTTTTCTTTCAACTCTTCCCATCCAGAAACACTAGGATGTAAACTTAACAGTCTGCTGAATAAATGGTTACCAGATCCCTGAGGCCCGGTTATAATTAGCAAACGTTTATCTTGCGTATCTTTGTTGTCCGACATAAGTTCTAATTTTCAAAGGGTTAACTTCATCTGTTGGACCAGTGCCAGAATCAGGAGCAAATACAAACAATACAACATCTTCGTTATAAGGGCACATAAAGTTGTGCAAAACATTACGTTGCAGAAAGAAAACGTCGCCCTGCTGCAATAAGAAATCTCCATTATCTAAATCAACTTTTCCTTTTCCTTTAATGACTATTCCAACACGATGACTTGGATGAGTATGTAGTGTTTGCTGCATTCCGGCAGGAAAAAAAACATAATTAATTACAGGATCACCTAAGCGGCCGGGATTTACTGCTGTTGTGTTGGTACCACCATCCATGTAACTTAGGTTGCCCATACCTAGTTTGTCTTGTACATAGTATCTGCTTTCTAACAATCGTAAGCCCATGTATTCAATTACCACGGCAGTTCCTTGATTACACTTGATAGTAAAATGATTATTAATTGTCAATGCAGCATTTACATTTTCTAATTTTACCGTGTCACTGTAATAACTAGCGTGCTGCAACATAACGTAGTAAGTGCCTCGAGTTGAATCAAAGGCACGACTCTCTCCTGCTTCTAGTTTGGTCAATCGCAAAGGCCAACGATCGTCAGTTTCAAAAACACCTCGAACATTTAACATCATAATATCACCTATAAAAATACATATAAATTAAACCTGGAATGATTATAAAAAACTGTGGAATAAAATTAAGCATTAGGGCACGTTCTTTCCAACGATAGCCTACATAGACCCATCCTGCTGCGCCTAGCATTTGTAAGAAACTGTTCCAGGGCGTAATACCTAATACATGAAATACCATAGCAGTTAAAATTGTTACGGCACTACAGTATTTAATATACCAAACGTGATCTTTCATTTAACAAGTAAGGTTAAACGAAACAACTACTAGTGTTGATAATCATTGTTTATTTTCAGGAGTAAAGGTCTCAGTTCTACCGTAGAGGTAGGAAAAATATTCAAATTGAAACATTGTATTTCCCATCCATTATTTCTAAGTTGTCGCTGTATTTCTGCTTCGTCAATGATTGATAACTCGTGCCACGAAAGGTCCTTACCATCCATAATACAACGAACAATATTGTTTACTTCTGAATCTCTAGTTTTAAAATATTGCAGTTTACTCCAATTTTCAAAAACATAATTTACATCATGCCTAATTTGTTTTAAATTAAGACTTTTTAATAGATTGACCATTGTTTCTTCAAACCTGTCTCGTAATTGACTTATTTCTAAAAATATTATGTTAGGAAATTCTTTATCAAGTATGCCTAATTCCTGATGTACATTTATCCATTCTTCATACAGATATAAAGAAAGAAACTCCCTTAGTTCCCAAACTTCCATATCTTGTATGGAATCCTTATTCCAACTTGCAACAAGGTGTTTACTAGATTCCTTAAGCCTAAACAAAATATGTTCATTTAAACTCTTAGAGAATACTCCTTCATAATCTTGAATTTCATTTCGCTCTATGTGTTTTAAATTAATGTAATTTTTTTCATCAAAACATTTTATCACATTATTATTATACCACAGCATATTTTCAATGTTACAATGTATAACAATTATATAATTAAAATGTTGTTCAAGTAATTTTAATTCTTGTCTGTAACAATTCACTGTTTGTTTTGGAGTTAGCAATAATTTTCTAAATTCATAACTGGTAGACCCTGGATGTAATCTTACAAATTTGTTGTTATTTTTTACAGCTTCTTGAAACATTTTATCTGAGGCTACAACAGTATGTTTGTTGAATTTATGAGCATTTCCGGATTCATTAAATGGCAATTCAACATTAAATAATGGATCACTAAAATAGTTCAAACACCATTCAACAAAAGTTCCATAATTTCCTGGATGGTAATAAATTGCCACTCTATCGTTCATTGTTTTATTAAGGTTACTAATATGTCCGAATGTATTTTTGGAATTTGTATCGCTGTACCAAAGTTTTCTACTACCCATTTTGGCGTAAAATAATTCCAATTAGCTTGTTTTTTGCAAGCATACTCCAATATAAGTTTATTGGTTCTTGATATCTCGTGTAACATATCTGCTTCATCTTTATACCATTCATAGCTAGGGTATTTAATTTGAAATCCTCCGGCCTCATGCCACCAGGCAAAACTGGACATATCAGGACGATACACTAACATAATCCAATCATCTGGATAAAATTTCTCTATTTCATCAAATTTATCTGGCCATTGGTGACTTTTCACTAAACGGCAACCACCAGGATCTTTCCAAGCTTGGTCTATATAATTTTCTCCTACCCATTTAATAACAGGTTCAAACTCCATACCCCATCCAAAATAGGCTCCTAAATGTCCGGTATAACTATGATGCGTGTAAGTGCGTTCTGGTGTACGGTCACTGGTATTAAATCCAGGAATTGTTTCCAAAATTTGAGCAATGCCGGACCATCGCGATCCGGGCACGCCTGTAAAAAATATTCTCTCGGGTAGCATAATAAGTAATTATATGGAGCAACAACTACTCAATAATTATTTCAGTCAGCATTGGCGAGGCCATTTGAATATCTATAACTATTCTGGACTAAGTCTTGCTAAAAAAGTAAAACCTGATGAATGGGTGCTAGATGTTGGATGCGGTATTAATTCATTTAAACCATTAATAGCAAATTTAATTGGAATTGATCCTGCATTTGGTCAAGCCGACTACCAAACTACCATAGAAGATTTTGAGACAGAATTAAGATTTGATGTGGCCTTTTGTTTAGGTAGTATTAATTTTGGTAGTGAAAAAACAATTAAAAATCAAATCAAGTGTGTAATAAATTTATTAAAACCAAAATCTAGAATATATTGGCGTGTGAACCCTGGACTAAAAGATCACGGAAACAATGAATGCCGATCTATAGAATTTTTTCCTTGGTCAAAATCTTTGCTAGTAAGTTATGCTAAAGAATTTGATTTTCGAGCAGTTGACATTCAAGATGATTTGAATAACAGAATATATTGCGAATGGCATCGAGAAAAATAATTATCTTTTTTCCAGCCGGCGGGTTTGGTTCTACAATTGAATATTGTATAAGGAAATTTTCTAAAGAATTTGAAACAATAGAAACTCAAGTGCTTGATGATGGATCCATGCATGGATTTTCTAAAGAAGCACACTTAATATGGCATGATAAGTTTGAGCTTATAAAAACAAGTTCTGGAAACATTTTTACCCCAGTTTATCCTAATTTAAATCACGCTACAGTTAAAGAAACTATTCTGCAATTTAAATCTTTTAATGAGAATAGTAAAGTTATTTTTATTACTTTAGATAACGAAGCAGCAGTGGAAAAAAATGAATTTTTTGGTTTTTACAAAATTCCAAATAAAATTATACTGCAATCTAAATTAGAAAATATTCGTCAATGGAATTCCGAATATAAAACAGTGTCTGATATGCAGCGATGGGAATTACGCGAATATTTGAGTTTAACTTATGAAGATTTTATTCCAATGATGACTGATGCTCACACTCTGTCAGAATCTAACTGGCTTAATCTTAATCCTCAAAATTTATTAGATAATTTTGAGGAAACTGTTCAAAAAATTATTAAATACTCTAATTTAACATTTGATGATGAAAAAAGTTTGCACGAATTTTCAAAACTTTGGTTATCAAAACAACAATATATCATTGATAAACACACTACTATGCAAACTATATTTGAAAACACCGTGCAAAATAAAAGTCTTACTTGGGATAGTTTGGATATAATTAGTGAATCTCTTTTACAATATAAGTTTAAAAAAAGAGGTATGACAATGAAATGCTTTGGTTTGAATAGTTTTCCTACATCGACTAAATCTTTAATGCAATGCTTTGAATAATCAGCAAAAACAATTACTTAGTATGATAATTTATTCATAAACTAGCACTTTTCGGAACAAAAAAACGCATGTAAATACTTCGTGGACTTGATAAAAAAAGCCAAGCCCACTCAAGGGACAAGGCAATGACAGATCCACCAACTACAAAGGAGGAAGTCTTGAGCAAGCGCCGAAAAAGCGAAGCAGCACAATTACAAGTAGTACAAATTGATTCATATCAAAAACAACGCCGCACCATTCAATTAATCCCTAAAAGTCTCAATCAAGAAAAATATATAGATCTCTTACAAAATCCACAACGCTTAATAGTTTACGCTACAGGCCCGGCAGGCACAGGGAAAACTATGTTGGCTGTGTTGGCTGCGTTAAAAGCATTTAGAGCAGGTGAATGTTCTAAGATTGTTATAACCAGACCGGCAGTAGGCGTTGACGACGAGCAACATGGATTTTTGCCGGGCACACTAAATCAAAAAATGGAACCTTGGACTAGGCCTATTTTTGATATTGTAGAAGAATATTATAGACCACAGGAGGTCGTACGTTTGCTAGAAGAAAAATATATTGAGATTGCTCCACTAGCATACATGCGAGGACGGACATTTAAACAATCGTGGATTATTGCAGATGAAATGCAAAACGCGACACCAAGTCAGATGAAAATGCTGTTAACTCGACTAGGCGAAAACTCCAAGATGGTCATTACAGGCGATACACAGCAGGCCGACCGTAGGGCCAAGGACAACGGATTGTTGGATTTTCAAAATTTAATGTCAAAATTTGATAGCCAATATATTGCTGGTGTAGAATTTGCAGTCAAAGATGTCAGACGGCATCCTGCTGTAAGCGAAGTTCTTAAATTATACGGGGAGGAATGATATAGTTTAAATACTGGATGCTAGAATATAAAAATATACGCCGTGTTCATTTAGAAATTTCAACTAGGTGCAACGCGGCGTGCCCTGAGTGTCCAAGAAATTTTCGAGGTGTTGATATAATAGACACATATCCAATATGCGATATGAGTTTAGAACAAGCTCAACAAATTTTCACAGTTCCTTTCTTATTACAACTTGATCAAATATTAATTAACGGCAATTTTGGAGATTTTATTACTGCTCGTGATGGCCTGGAAATTGTAGAATATTTTTTATCCTCAAATCAAAAATTAAAAATTATAATAAGTACCAACGCAAGTGGTAGACCAAATATTTGGAAACGTTTAGGGGAGTTAGGTGTTGAAGTTCAATTTAGATTAGATGGGCTCGAAGATACTCACGTTCTTTACCGTCAATATACCGACTATAATTTAATTATAGAAAACGCTAAAAAATTTATTGAAGCTGGTGGTGTTGCAGTTTGGGCAATGATAAAATTTAAACACAATCTTCATCAAATTGAAACTGCACAACAATTATCAAAAAAACTAGGATTTAATAGATTTGAGTTGATTGATGCCGGTAGAGATACTACTGTTGTTTTTACAAGAGATAAAAAATTTAGCCATGTGATAGGTGATTATAACGGTGATACGGATTTTAATAATCTGTACGATCAATACAAACACTACATTAAGGATCCTGATTTAACACTTAAAAAAGTACCAATACAAGAGAAAAAGATTTCATGTTATGCTAAAAAAAATAATGAAATTTATATATCTGCCAATGGGGAAGTATATCCTTGTTGCTGGTTAGGTTTGTATCCCAAAAACAAACCAGGAGATCCACGAACATTTCGATTACTCCCTTTAATTAAACAAAATAATGCATTAGAATATGGATTAGACAGGACCATTGAATGGTTTAATGCTATCGAAAAAACTTGGGATAAAACTGTGTTAGAAGGTAAAATTTATGCCTGTAACGAAACCTGCGGCATATAATGATTCAGTTGTAATATTGTACTTTCGTAATCTCTATGTAATATAGCGATACCCCCTGCTGCATTCCATTCATCAATATTGCTTTGTCTATCATCAATCAAAATATCATTGATTTTACAATGTTGGTGTTTATCTTTACTATATGGACCAAAAAAAACAGGCACATTAGGGAAGTATTTTTGTGCCCATTCAACTTTATCATAAAATGCAAATTTAACATCGTTTCTTTTTGGTACAGCAGTTAAGAATGCCCAGTTATAATTATATTTTAAACACAGTTTAACACACTCTTGGTACAATCGCTGAGCATATTCTGTAGGGAGCAAGTCTCGATATATTCTAGGATTTGTAGCAAGTTTATTCCATTTATCGTCAGTATAGATGCCAATACTAGGAGCGAATCCAAATGCACGAAAAGCATACTCATCGAAGTCTGCCACGACTCCGTCCATGTCTAAATAAAGTGTATTCATTTATTTTTTATTTTTGAATGTACTGCTTGCAGATAAACAGTTTGATTGTTGAGTTTGTTTTGTAATGATCTTACGCTATCTTTTAAATTGTAAATTTCAAATTGCATATTTGAAATTATGTTTTGCTGATCTCTAATTTTGACGTCATGAGTCATAAGATTGGGTCTAGGTGGAGCATTTGGATCCACGGCCCTTTTCTTTTTTGCTTTCATTGCCTTAAATATACCGCTCATATATAATATTTATCGCCAGGAATACTTGGAAATTTTACAGCAACTACTTCCGTATCTTCTAAATATTCCGCATGATATTCTTCACCGGGCTCACTTACGTAAATATCGCCAGATTTAAATACTTGATTGTTTATTATCATGCTACCACGTGTAATAAGTTGAATTTCAGTAATAATTTTATGCGTATGTGGTTTGTCCTTAGTACCAGCTTTGTTTTGTTGCCAACAACATTCAAAGTCTTTGGTGCGAATTACGGCTTCAGGAAAATCTCCTATGAACCAACCTCTAGCACCACTATCGCTAAGTTTGTATTTCTTCATTTTTACCTGCGTCTACTTCTGCCTGTAATTCATCTAACATACTATTAAAATATTCAGCATCAAGTTGTACCATAACATCGGTAATATATTTGTGGTAACCTTTAAAAAAATATTTAAATAAATCGTTAAAATTTTTATTATTATTAAAATTATTAATTTGCACTTCTTTATCACTTAAATTAATAATGATTTTTGCGCTGTTTAAATCTTTTGGTCGTAACTTTGTGCTTATATGAACTTGCTCGTCATATCTAACATTAGCTGGATCTTTCATATACCCAGGAATATGTGTCTTGGCAGGATTTTTAGGTTTAGCACTATAGTTTGCTAACAGATATATTTTTTGTTTTTTCATATTTGAGATAATTCAACTAGTGTAGCACTTAAATTTATTTCAGGATCGGCAATTATAGGATGATTAACTAAACCTTTGCGAATAATTAAAATTGCCTGATCTTGTTTGTCCTGAGTGTCTCCCCAAAGATCAAGATTATCGTACATCCAACGAAACACTTCCTCCATTTCGTCAGCTGAAGTATGTGTACATAATAAAGTTCTTCCTTCTTTGATCTTGCCTTGTTTAAATAGATTTATTACTTCTAATTTATGATCAGCTGAGTTAGATCCGCTGCTGGATCGTGATAATACTAGTTTTCCTGACACGCTATTTGTTTGTAGTAGTTTTAAACAACTACGTAAATCAGGATATGTTGCTTTAACAAAACTATCTAGTGTGTCTAGATCAAATTCTATATTTTCGTTTATAAGAACAGTTGCAGCTCTGCTTGTAAAATCAGTTTGATCTGTCTTGTCTATAATAATTTGCTGGCAACGACTTTTTAAAGGAGCAATTATTTTATGGGCAAGATTTGCTGTTAAAATAAATCTAGCCTGACTTTGGTAAGTCTCCATTAATCCACGTAGGATAGCCTGTGCATTATGACTCAGATAATCTGCTTCATCTAACAACACAATCTTTAAATCGCCAAATGGTAATGTACTTACAAAACCTTCAATTTTAGTTTTTAAAAAATCAACACCATTATCTCTAGATGCATTTACCTGCAAAAAATCATAAGAATCAATTTCAAGACTATTAACTAATATTTTAGCTAGTGTAGTTTTTCCTGTACCGGCAGGTCCAATAAAAAGTAGATGTGGAATACTTTTTTCGCTTACAAAGTATTCAATTTGTTCCTTTTGTATAGGATCGGTGAAAACGTATCCATCTAGTGTTTGTGGACGATATTTTTCAGTCCATAATTCCTTCATATATTATCTCGATGTAAACAAACTAAATCCTCGCTACGAATGCTAGGATCTGATTCTTCCATTGTCAATGGATTTAATGCAACATAGCCTGCATCATTTATTACACGGAACAGTTCTGCTGTATCAGCTTGACTGTATTGAGCGAACCATTCTGTAAACAACACGGGTTTGTATTTTATTAGAATATCACGAATATTGCGAATAATTTCTATGTCGTGTCCTTCAGTATCAGTTTTTATAAAACCAATGTTAGCTATTTCGTCATTGGTTAGATATTTGTGCAACATTGATTCTAAAGTCAATCCTGAAACTTGAATACTATCTCCACTCATTCCAGCCATCCTGGCCTGTGTTTCTGCGTCCCAATTCTCTCCTACTAATCCTCCGTTACACATGCCATTATGATGATCCTTAAAAGTTAAATTATCTGCATTTTTGTCAGTAACTGCTTCTGAGGCAATAACAAAAGTGCCACCTAAGTGTCTGTTAAGATGGCAGTTTAGTTCTAGGTATGGACGTATAGTTGGGTTGGGCTCAACTGTTAATACTGTTCCACGACTGTATACCATCATGGGAATGGCCGTATCACCTGAGTGTCCTCCTATGTCTATGCAGGTTGTACCCGGAGTTATCCATTTACTCCAATGATTTTTTACAGCATAGTAGTCAAAAATTTCTTTAAAACTAGGAACACGTTCAAATTGATGGTCCATTTCTAACCAAATACAATGGTCGTCATAGCCGTAATCTATCAGCTCAAGTGTATGAGCTCTGCGTAATGGTAATGTTAATATCATTCGTATTGTTCTCTTGTGCGTCGTTCTGCGTGGAGTGCATTTGAAATTGTGTCTATGTGTTCAGGTTCGGTATCTGATACAAAAATAATTGCCCCAGGATCTGCTCTGCGTATAATCGTTTCTTGATCATCTTTAACGATCTTTACACCTCGGCTCCATCGGCCGTGTTCAACAAGCACCCATTGACCAACACGAATATCTCGCTGCTCAGGTCCAACAGCATATACTCTTGCCCAGCGTGGACGAATGCCGTCTGTTTTACCATCATCACCTAATAATACTATACCGCTGGCTAGTTGTCTACCTTCAAAGCTCATGTCAGTAACAATTATACTGTCATGAAGAGGTTTTATTTCGCCATCTATGTGTAAACCAAATTGATATCCACGTTTTTGATCAAACGGATTTTCGACTGCCATGTTTTCCTCGCTTAAATTCTAGTTGGACCAGTTTTCTTAGGTTCTGGAATTTTTGGTAATTGTGTTTTTGAGACTGAACTAGCTAGACTTCCTCTAGGTGGTTTAACTTCAATTTCATCCAACTGTTCTTCTACTGAATCAGTTACTGTAATTATAGGTTCAACCCAATCATCGACTAAATCTTTTTTAGCTGGTTCTCTTGGAGTTGGAATTAGATCGGATGCAACCGGAGTGTTTAATTTATAGTAGTCGGCCATAACTTTATCTTTAGAACGCTCAATTTTGCCACCTGGACCTAACTCGTCACCTCTTGCATTTACTTTCATGTTTCCAATGGCGATTGAATCTTCATTTTGTGCTATTATAGCGTCAATGTTAATACTTCTACCATTAGCAGTTCTGTAAACTCTTTTTGTCATCTAAATCTCCTTGTGCGGGTATTTATCGTAAGAATTCATGTATGTCTAAATCATAATATATACTGTTAATTTGATGAACTCCGATTAGATACAAAACATAGCTAGCTACACTTGATCCTCGACCTACGCCCCATACTATGTTATTTGATCTCCAAGTATCTATTATGTATTTTAGTTGTCTTAATAATGGAAATAAATTGCGTTCTTGATATAACAGTAATTCACTGCCAACTCTTTGTAGTTCAACTTCTGTTTTACATTGATCTAACAACCATTGAGCAATATTCATATCGACGTATTTCGCGGGCATATTCCATACATCTTGTCTACTCTTATGAAATACATCAACAGAATAATCATCTGGGTAAGGATGATATTGTTTGACCTGCGGTAGGTCTGCAAAGGTTGTGTGGACTGCGCTGTTGTATTGACTCCAATCTTCAACATAAAACAAATTTAAATCAATGTCTGGATTTTTATAAAGTAAATCGCACAACTCTGTGCTAGACACATAGCCTTGCCCAAATTTATCGTACTTCATTGAATATCAATTATGCCTTTAAACTTGTCATTCTTTGCTTCCATTTCTTCTAATATTTTCCTATTACGTACATCCATTTCATACCTATAGTTTTCTAGTATCATTTGCATTTGCGGTATAGCACCGCTAGGTCCAAATTTGTATGCCTGATTTAATTTTTGAAGTAATTCATTATATTTTTTATGTAGGTCTTCTGTGCTTAAACCTGACAAGTCTGGTACCAATGGATGCATTATAAATCTCCTTCGCTCCTGTTTTCGGAGTGGTGTACATCAAATTCGCCACCGGGATAACGAGCTTTTAATTTATTTACATTTTCTTCAATAACGTCGTTTGGATTTAATCTTAATGCTCTACAAGCATTGATCCAATACCACATGATATCACCCAGTTCTCGTTTCATATGAAATAAATTTTCTTCATTCAAGGGTTTACCTTGGAAATATATTTTTTTTGGTATTTCACAAAACTCGCCTGTTTCTGCTGCTAAACCTAAGGCAGCGGTGAGTAGCAAAGGAACATTGATATCTGGTCCATGACCTTTTACTTCAACATCCCAATTGCCATCAAGTTGATCTAGTCTGGTCATGAAGGTTGTGAGATCATTGGAAGGTTTACTGGTTACAGCCTCAACAAACTCTTGATATCGCTCTAAATCTACAGTCATAAAAAAACTCCTAGTTTGCACAATTATAAACTATGCAAAACTAGAAGTCAATTATAGCAGTAAAAAAAATTATCCTACTTTAAACCATCTACCAACTGATGAGTTATAAAGTAATTTAATCGAAACTGAGTTAGTTAAACTAGCAGATGCAGACCAGTTGTTGGCCAACCCATATACAGAAGTTACATCTGGCGTCATGTTTGATACAAAACAACTTGTGATAGCAGTCATTGAAGTAATATCAATGATTCTACCATCTTCTATTGAATCGGGTAGTGTAATAAAAAGGTTGGCTACTGTACCAGTTGGGCTGCAATTAGCAATAAATCTATTATAATTTACGTTGGCAAAAAGATTCTGTCCGGTAACAACATTAGCAAGTAAATAATCTGGATTTATAATACCGTTGTTAATTATGAGATTACCGTTGACAAATGTATTGCCACTTACACCTACACCTCCGTTAACTACTAATGCTCCTGTAGTGGATGAAGTTGAGCCAGTGGTAGCTGCAACAACAACATTACTTGAACCTGAACCTAAAGTGGCAGTACCATTTGCTGTAAATGATCCGGCTACGCTAAATGTGTTACCGTCAAAATCTCTATTTCTTCCTAAATCTCTGATACCTAAAGTGGTTCCGCCATCAACTGTGAAGATTTCAAAGAAATAATCGGTCGAGTTTGAAATTTCTGTTGAACTAAAAGTGATTGTATTTCCACTGAATCCTATAATGCTAGAAGGATTGCCTAATGTCAATGAGTTAGGAAAGGTTAATACATAGGCAGAATTTGGGTTGCTTACCCATAACTTAATGCTTGCATATTGTGAGCTAGCATTTGAAGGCCAACTAAATGTTAGCGTAGTTGATCCTGCCATAGTAATTTTTTGGAAATTACCATTTGTAAAATTGATAGTAACACTTCCACTAACAGCTCCAATGTTATTATATGTTTCACGCCAGGCTGTTAGGGTAGGGTTAACTATTGCGTTACCGGCAAAATCATTGCTTAATGTTGTGTTTAAAAGTGCGCTTTTTAAAACCGCTTTATTTTGAATATCTTCAATTTCGGCTTTAACAAAAGTAAAATTGTTTCTAATGTTAGTAAAATTATCGCGAAAACCTTGGCTGTCATTATCTTGCCCGGCAACAGGATAAGTACCATCAATATTATTTGGATTAACTTGGCTTGTCATTTATACAAATACTCCAATCTGTGGGAATTTAATATATTTATCTAAAGATTCCGGAACGATCCAAATATCTTTATTACTGCCAAAGGTGGTGCCTCCAGCAAAGGAATTTCCAGCAGTAAATCCTTCGCGCACCACACATGTTCCGCCATCAAAAGTAGTTTCTGCTGTACGGAAAATTCCTGTAGGATTTTGGAAAATAAAGTACGATGGTATGATTTGGCCGGGGAAAGTTTGATACTGCAAAGTTGAAACTTTATAAGTGTCTCCGGTTCTAACTTTCACTGTCTGATTTACAATTATTTCTAATAAAAAGGTTAATTTTACCTCTGCGTCATTACCTTGATCAAAATGGCTGAAATTTAACTCTTCGCCTTCTTCATCAAATCCTATACTATTATCATCAAACCCCAATTCTGCGAATTCAGTCCAAGTTAATTCCCATACTCCCCCTTGTTGGTTAATAACAGACGCACCACTTACTTTTGACAAATATCCTGGTATAGCTTGACCACTTGAATTTATCCATCCGTCATTAATGCCCCCATATCCATATTGTTGAGCAAAAATAATTTTACTTCTTTGATTAAATTCTCTTACACCATCAATTAAGAAATTATCTCTTACAGCACTTAAATTTTCCCCATCGATGGTGCTAAACGGGGTACTTACTGCATAATCAACGCTGGCTTCTCCATTGATTCTTATACTCTGACCAGCTTGAACATTTATATTACTCGTTATGGAAAGTACATTGCCACTTGAGTTGTAATTACTAATTGTGGTGTTTTCGGGAATTGACAGGTTAGCACTTCGACTCTGTACCGTCCATCCATACCCAATGTTTATATTATTTGGAATAGTAATAACATTTGAGTTCGTTACGGTATTTGTTATAATTGTGTCAATTATAGCAGATCCTTGTGTAATAGTTGGGTATTTGTCAAAAGTAGTGGGTACACTTGGCTCAAAACTATTAGTTTCTGTGTTATAAAATCTTGATAGATAGTTGTCCCATTGGTATCTGTCTGCAATAAATGGAATAGAATTTATTTCAAATCCACTGTTTTCTAATCTATATGCAATTAGTTTTGAAGCTCCTGGTTTTGTATATGCCAATACAACACATCTTATTAAACCTAAAACCATGCCGTCTTCTTGCACACTGGTCATCCAACCAGGTAAAGTGCTTCTATTTGTATATCCTATTCCATTCTCTAACCTTTTTTGCATATTAGGGAAACTATTAGGGTAGATAATATTATATGCTTGATTGTTAAAAAGAAAACTATTTGCTATCGTCAATTGAACTTCTAAAGGAGGACCTGCAGTGCCAAAAGATTGTTCATCTATTAGATCAACATATACAACTTCGTAGTCAACGTCGCCATTTTCATTAACTGCTCTTGCAGTCTTAATTTGTCCAAAGTTTAATCTCTTAAAATAATGATTTCTATTTATTGCAGACACAAATGTTTCCGCAGTTGAGGCTGCTAATCCAGATAAAAATAAAGATTTGAAACTTTGTTGTACACCAAAATAGGTATCATCGGGCCTGTAAATAAGTTCAGAAGGAAAAATTGTTTCATCTTTTGTAATATTAGCCCAACTGTTTCTTGCTGTATAGCTAGGTAGTGCTTTAAAATAAACATTTTCATACGGTGCTAAATTTCTTGGCCTTACTATGATTGTAAATTCTTTAGTGGCCGAAATCGTACCATCAATTGAAGTGGCTTTAATAGTAAATCCACATTGTTGATCAAAAGTTGTTGTTCCACTATCAATTACAGTAGATATCGCATTTGTAGTTGTGCTGACTGCTTTTTGTATTAAATCATTTGTAAATACTAAAATTGATCCTTGTGTAACATAAATTGCTGGCCGAACTTCTATAGTATTAGCATCAACGATTGCGGTTAATCGACAACCTTGTGCCACTCCTACACCTTGCACAGTCATGCCTACTGTCAAATCTTGTGTGGAAGTAACATTAATTGTAGCGGATTGGCCATCTAAACTAAAATATCTAAACGAAGTACGTCCAACCATTTGCCCACTTTGTAAAAATTTGAGCCCTTGTGGAATTTTCCTAAACGGTGCATAAATTAACGAATAGACTAATTCTTTGCCTAAAGTGTTATAAGCACTGATACTTATTTCACTAACAGCACCATTATCAATAGTTCCTAAATCTCTTGCTGTCGTCCAGATTATTTCTTCATTAATAGTTTGTTTAACTGTTAGTGAAAAAGTTACAGGATCACTTTGTTCATTTATGTTTGAAGTTCTATATGCAATAACTATAAAAGAATAAGTCACAAAACTTTCTGTTTGGTCAGGTAATACGCCTATTACCCAGCCTGTAGACTGATTTATAGATAACCCAGACGGTAGCCCACTGGCTCCTTGATCAAAAAGTATTGAATCATAACCCGTATTCACTGCGATAAATTGTATATAGATGGTATCAGTAACACCGGGAGTTAGACTTACAAACGTTAATTGATTTCCTGCCGTGGTGTAATCAGTATAGGCAGTATATAACACACCGTTTACCTGTACAACTATCCTGGCAGCGTTCAATGGTGATTGACTCATACTATATGGACCTGATGTTCCGTTTCCAATTATTGTTTGTTCTGCTGCGGCATCTAAATCGTCCATACCACTGAATTCTAATTCGTCAATTTTCCATTTTACATCTTCATCTTCAGGATCGTAGGCAATAAATTTATAAGCAAATGTATTACCTGCAACAACAATAGGTAGAGATGAAGGGTTATTTAAAATAATTGGTCTGTAACTATTATCTGCATCGACTTTTATAAATGAATTGTTTATTAAAGTAAGACTATTATCTGCAGTATAATTGCCCTTACTTACAATAAGCAATCTTACATTATATGTCTCAGTCTTGAATCCGTCATCTGCTTGTACAGTAAAATTATAAAATCTATCTGTACTAATTGGTAATGCATCGTAAATAACAGATTCAATTGGTGCTGCTTCAAAGCCCAGACTGGTAATATTTTGAGCTATAATACTTACATAACCAGATAATCTACCATTTGAATCAAATGTCGTGCCCAATGGAATGTCGCCGTCTATAATGCTCCAGGTTTGCACAGCATTTGGATTATCATTTACAGCATTAAAAGTATAATCTAAAAAATTTCCATCAAACCATGCGCCAATAAAATCTGGTTTGGGAATTATCTGTGGACCATTGATATTACTGACAGTTACACTAAAAGTTCTATCGGCTACATCTCCGTTTGGATTAGTTGCCCTTATAGTAAAAGTGCTTACAAATGTTTGATTAACTGAACTGAGAATAGTTGGTATTCCGCGTAATTCTCCGGTGCGTGTTACGTACATCCCTCCGGGCAAATTACCACTGATAAAACTATAAAATAAATCTTGCTGACTGCTATCAACCGCTTCAAGTTGATAAGAATAAAACGTATTTTCAGGAATGGTTCCTAAATCGCCTCGAGGTGTTATCCAAGTAATGACACTCATTTTAAATTATAACCGCCTCGATAATTTTACTACCATTTCTACCATCAGTAACTAAACTTTTTGCAAATACTGCCTGACCAAAATTATTTGCTTGTCCTATACTCTGGGCAAAACCGGCCTGAGCTGATGTAACGAGTAGATCACCTTTACTTACAGCTCCTAGTACCTGCACAGGCACTCTGCCACGTAATGCAATTGGTAATCCTGGAGAAGCAGCATTCATGAGATATGCAGGATTAGTTGACACGACACCAGCAACACGTATATCAGCAAAAGTATCAGTTACGGTAATTTCTTGATCTCCCCCAAAGACTACAACGGTGCCAGGCGAATAATCTGAGTCTGCTACATATCTTTCTGCTAAGTCAGCGTATCTAGCTTGTGTCGAAACTCCATAGAAAGTATTCCACCATTGAGTAACGCTACCTAAGTTATAAGTTATGTTGGCTCCAAAAGGCAAAATATGGCCAACCACGCCAACATTACCAGTTGCAACAATTGAATTGCCGCCGCTACCACCAATATACAAATTACCCTGCGTAAGGCTGGCTCCTCCTTGTATTTGTAAAGCTCCAGTGGTGGTTGAGGTAGCCTGCGTATTGCTTGAGGTTTCTAATATATTATTGGTCCAGATCATTCCAGTAGCCACAATAGCGTTTCCGGCACTTCCGCCTATGTAAAGATTTGCACCTGTACTGATTGCCATGCCACCGGTAAGAACTACTGCACCTGTCGAAGTTGATGTTGCTTTTGTATTATTTCTAAATTGCGTAACACCACCGCCACCAATTCTGATTGTGGTTGGTCCTGATTCAAACAATTCACCTACTGCGGTGGTAGATGTCAGTGCCGCTGCTGTGGCTGTGTTAATTGCTATGTTACCAGTATGAGTTCCTCCGGTCCCGTTAACTGTGCCACCAGTTAAAGTTCCACTCATGTCTATATCGAATACCCACAGTTTACTCCATCTATCACTGGTGCCGGTCCCTAAAACATACGTGTTGTTGGCATTTGGGCTTATGTCATTGGCATTGATCTGACCGGACACATCTAATCCGGTAAGAGTTCCTAAACTTGTTATATAGGGTTGAGCTGCGGTAAAAATGTTTCCTTGCACATTGGCTCTGACATTGCCACCAATGTTTGATTGTAGGTTGCCTACCCACACATTGCCAGCTACACCCAGTCCACCTCTTATTTGCACAGCTCCAGAAATTGCCGAGGTTGATTGTGTGGTATCATTGAATGTAGTGGGTAATCCTATTGGGCCACCATTAAATGCGGTTGCCGCTGTTTGCACCGGACTACCGCCTATATATATGGTATCTGCTCCGCCATTGAAATACATGCTACCTTCTACATTACCACGCACAACTAGATTACCAACGTTTGCTGTATTACCAACAAAAACATTACTTTGAACAAAAACATTACCCTGGATACCAGCACCGCCAACTACCTGAAGTGCGCCTGTCACGTTACTGGTTGATGATGTTGTATTACTTAATAGAAGTTGTCCAAATTGAACATTACCAAATGTACCTGATGTGATAACATTTGCTGTATCAACTACATCGTCTAAATAAACTAAACTACCAGTACTGTTTTGTCTGCCTAAAAATCCATATTTGTCGGCTCCATCATAGTATTGCCATTCTAGGCCTATATCTTTAAGATCATTTACAGTGTACGGAGCAGCATTAGCATGTATCAAAATAATAGGGGCAGTAGAGTTACTTGTTTGTGTAGCTAATTGCGAACCAGAGACTGATAAATTGCCTATAATACTAACATTACCAACAATATAAGCACCTTGTTGACTAACATATAAATTACCATTGCTAGTTACTGTTCCTGCTACTACACTTCCTGCATTAACATAAGTTGTTGCATAAACATAGCTATTTGAATACAAGTAACCGCCAGTTACACTTACAGCACTTATTATTGAAGGTTCAGTGCCAGCAAATAATCCTGCCTGTACAAAACTAAAATTGTCATTGACAGTATCAAAAGCTGTCCTGATTGGATCACCTGTGCCATCATTGGCTACTGCACCTATGTTAATATTGTTTATTGCCATGTTTTATCCAAGTTATTTTATCCACCTAATGCTTTTAATCTTGCCGCTAGCTCATCTAATGCATCTTGTATGTTAGTTATTGTGGCGTTATAGTTAGCTGCATTATTAGGAGTATATGGTTGTGATCCTATATTAGAAAGTGATCCAACATTCGCGTCAATATAAGTTTCAAATGCGCCAACATTAGCACTTAATAAATTTAGATCAATTACTGTTGTATCAACAATAGTGCTAATGTTTCCAACGTTAGCATCTAGTAAGTTAAAATCAATTACTATTGTATCAACAGTAGTGCTAATGTTACCAACATTACTGTCCAAAGTATCTAAACTAATTTGCAAATTACCAATATTTGCATATAATCCTGGTACATCTGTAATCGCTGATGATTGTACAGTGCCATCTTGAAATTGTAAATTAGAAGTACCTAGTGAAAAAATATTACTATTTAATAGATAAACCAGTGCATTTCCTGCGCCCAAGAAAACGTTGCTCAAAGTTTTTATAATAACATTACCACCTACGCATTCAATGAATCCATCAAATGGCTTATCATTAAATATTGTGCCTTGCCAGGGGTTATCATAATTGCTACTATGAATTCCTATAGACATATAATGATTTTGGTTGTCCCCGGTGTCGCCTACTAATTTTAACTCCGACGTGGCATTTATACTATCGCTTAAATTTTGAACTACAATTTGATAATTGCTATCAACATTGGCTACAAATCTGCCTCCTAGATTTGGATAGTTGATACTATTTTGAGTTTGAACTGACTCAATGATTCCACTTACCTTTAAATTAGCATTTGCTAACAAGTAATCAGATTGAACATTTCCTGAAAATATTGCTCCTGACAAATTTGCTTTCGAGGCTATGTTTAGGTTTGCTGATTGCAGTGCTGAATTGGCATATGTCTGGTAAGCACCCAAATTGGCTTGTATAGCCACAACATTGGCATTTGCATATGTCTGGTAAGCACCCAAATTGGCTTGTATAGCCACAACATTGGCATTTGCATATGTCTGGTAAGCACCCAAATTGGCTTGTATTGCCACGACATTGGTTTGTATTGCAGCAACATTGGCATTTGCATAGGTTTGATATGCTCCCAAATTGGCTTGTATAGCCACAACATTGGCATTTGCATAGGTTTGATATGCTCCCAAATTGGCTTGTATTGCCACGACATTGGTTTGTATCGCAGCAACATTGGCATTTGCATATGTCTGGTAAGCACCCAAATTGGCTTGTATAGCCACAACATTGGCATTTGCATAGGTTTGATATGCTCCCAAATTAGATTGTAAGTTAATTTGGAACGCACCTAGATTTGCCTGCAAATTTGTAATGTTTATGTTTGCCGCAGTTAGATTGGCATTTATTAAATTTATTTGAGTTGCTTGTGTAGTGGCGTTTGATAATAATGTGCTTATGTTAACGTTAGCCGCTGATACGTTAGATTGAATGGAATTGACATTATTAGTCAAACCTATTAATACAGTCTCTTGCACAATTGCGTTTGATAATAAATTATCAAGTTCTAATGCTTGTGCTGCTGCATTGGACTGTAAAGATATTAAATTTAAGTTTGCAGCTATAATATTAGCATTAATTAAATTAATTGACGAAGCCAACCCGCTTACATTTGCATTTGCAAATATTTGATAAGATCCTATGTTAGCATTTATTGAATTAATAGATGTAGTCTGACTACTTGCATTAGCTGTGAGTGTAATTATATCTGCTGCTTGGGAAGCAGCATTAGATGTTAAACTGTCAATATCTAATGCTTGACTAGCAGAATTGGACTGCAGGATAGAAATAGCTGCATTAGCAGCAGACAAGTTAGCATTAATAGAAGCAACATTGATTGCAGAAATAGCTAAATTTGCTGCCGTAATGTTTGCCCTTAACGAATTAATTTCTATGTTAGCTGCTGCTACTCTATTAGTATTAGTTAATATTGCAGAGTTAGCACTAGTTACGTTTGCATTAATTGTGTTAATATAGGCAGCTAATATTCCTGTGTTGCTTTGTAGATTTGTTATTAGAGTAGACTTTGTGCCGAGGTTAGCATCAATGCTTGCAATTTTTGCATTAGCAGCAGTTACATTAGCATTAACAGCATCAACATTAGAATTATTAATCGAAGCAATTACTAAATTTGCCGCAGTAATATTTGCTCTAAGGGAATTTATTTCAATATTTGCCGCAGTTATTCTATTTGTGTTTGTTGCAATTAGGGTATTAGCGGCATTAACGTTGGCCTGAACAGAGTTTATAATATTTGTAACATCAACTATTTCTGAATTTATAAGGCTATCTACATATGCAATGCTAGCTGCGCCTGTTATATTATTAACTGTTAATGTTACATTTCCAGTCAGTCCGTTTACTCTTAAAACAGGAGAAACTGGTATACCAACCGCAGAAACTGTAGCAATGTTTCCAACAGTTACATTGGCAAGTGAAGTTACAGTTAGAAGGACATCATTTAATGGTGTAGTACCACCTAGCACATTGCCACGTATTAAATAAACATTGCCTACAACTTGGCCAGTGCCCTGTAGTACAGGATTGGCTGAATAGCTTTCTGTGTACCTAGTTACATTAAATGTTATACCCGAAACATTTGATGAAACATTGCCATAGGTTAATCCTTCGTTATCTACGGATCCGTAGAGTTCAGAAAAGTTGTCATTAATTTTAGTAAACGCTGTGCGTAATGGATCTCCTGTGCCATCACTAGCAGAAGTTCCAACATTAATAACTTGTT